TAAGATATATAGATTATAAAATAAAAGATATGCTCTCACACCAATTTTACCTAAAATATTATTTTTGCGTACCCTTAGACTTCTAACCCCCCGTAATCACATCTAGCTTAGGCTTCACCCATATTAGGGGTTATTTAACCTGGATTAGGGGTTGTCCCACACATAGTACGGGTTACCACTCCCCCACAGACATGCGTAAGCGTAGACTTTTTTACATACGAGCGAAGCGAAGTGTGTAAAAATGGGCTGTCCAGGTATTGACATGTGCAATATACTGTGCTAAGGTGATAAAATGCGGAAACCAACTAAATTTAAGTCAGGTTGCTATAATTGGCAAATATACTGGAGTCAGGAAGAGGCTGAGGAAATGTATGGAAAAACGGATACACATACGAAAACCATTACAATCTACAAATGTAAGAATGACGAGATCACTCGGGAAACACTCTTGCATGAGCTACTCCACGTTGTTATGGAGGACAAAGCAGAAGCAGTATTTAATTTTGACCCTGACAAGAAAGAGTATGACAAAGAGGAGAACCTCATCAGACTAATATCACCAGTTCTAATGCAATTAATTGTAGATAACCCAGATCTATGGCAATTCCTAAGCAAGGGTAAGAAGAAATGAGCGAAGTACAGTCAAAATATGACCTAAAAGCAGCGAAAGCCATGTTTATGGACTTCAAACCCCTCAAAGAGATAGCTAAGGTCCTAAATATTAAGTATAGAACGCTGGTATATCATAAAAATAAGTGGGAAGAGGAGCGAAATCTAGTACGTAAGGAAATTTTACGAGATTTGGCTGACAACAAGAGAGCGATTTTAGTAAATCTTACGTCAAACTCGCTTGATTGTGTAGATAGGGCTATAGAAGACCTAAAGAAAAGAGACAAACCACCAACAATACATGAAGCTCGATTGCTTACCAACATTATATCTGAGATTGATCGTATAATCAGGTTAGATGATGGAGAGCCTACCGATATCATAAGTGAACACAAGCCTTCTACGGTAATAGAGCTGAAGGCAAAATTAAAAAATGACCCATTCTACATCGAGGATGCGTCTTTTAGGGAGATTAACGATGAAACTACTACTAGCACTACTACTTCTGGTTCCGACACTAGCTCTGAGTCAGATAACACTAACGAAGAATAACCATATTGTATTCAAGGGGGTTGTAAATGCTCAAAGCGTTACTAAAGCTTCAAGAGATCTGCTCAAACTCAGTTTCAAAACTAAGCCAGGGGACACGTTATATATTGTTCTTGATAGTCCTGGTGGTTCTGTCTACGATGGGCTCAATTTTGTTCAGTTACTTGCTACGATACCTCGGAATGTGGAGTGCATAGCTATTAGAGCACATTCTATGGCACATCATTTTCTGCAAGCATGTCCAGGTAAAAGATATGGCGTACCTAACATGATGTCTATGGCTCACAGAGCGTCCGGAGGCTTTAGTGGTACATTTAACAAAGGTCGAGTAGAACAACAGTTAGAACTATGGACAGACATTGTTCAGTCTATGGAAAAAGTAAATTCTAAACGTATGGGACTTAGTTTAGAAAAGTATCAATCTCTTGCAAAAGAGGAGTATTGGTGTCATGGTAACTCTTGCTTAAAGAAAAATTTTGTAGACGCTATTCAAACGGTAGGATGCAGTCAAAAATTAGTTAATGAAGAAACTAGTAGAACAGTAAACACATTCTTTGGTAGTTACAAAATATATGAAACTAAATGCCCTTTTATAGGAGCTGTAAGATACGAAAGGATATCAAGAAGACGATGAGTTTAATAGACCTAAAACCCAGCGATGCCTTATATCTGCAAATCATGGAAGATCTGCATAAACACTGGACACCTCATAGTGGACAGGTAAAAGTAGGCATGCCCCTTATAAAGGGCGAGGTTAATACGGTCTTTATTCAATGTGGACGTAAATGGGGTAAGACGGACTTTGCCGTTTACATGTTATGGCGGCATGCTTTGTTACACCCTGGATCCACTTGTTACTATATTACACCAGAACTAGCTCACGGAAGAGAACTTGTCTGGCATAACGGTCGTCTATCTCAATTTGGAAGAGAAAAAGATGAGAAGGGACGTTTTGTTCCGGGTGGAGAAGAACCTTTAAAAAAGTACATTAAACACGTAGCCAATACTGACTCACGTATTACATTTAAGAACAATAGTACAATAAAAATTGTAGGTTCAGAAAACTGGGCTGCTGCTAACGGTCTTACACCCGACTTTGTGGTATATGACGAATTTAAAGTATTCCATCCTATGTTCCATACAGAAATGAACCCAAACCGTATTGTACGTAAAGCACCACTTGTAATAATTGGAACACCGCCTAAGCCAGGTGACCGAAATCAACCTCAATATATGGAGTTTGCTGATGAATGTCTTAGTAGGAAAGACTGCGCACACATTATCGCCTCATCTTATGATAACCCACACACACCTAAAGAGGAAATCGACAGGGAAATCGAAAAGTTACGGGTACGTGGTGAAGATGATGTTGTCAAACGAGAGTATTTTGGAGAAATCAGCTTGGGAGGAAGGAACGCTATTTTCCCCATGTTTGACACCAAAGCACTACAACCCTTTAGAGGAGTAATGAATGGACTACAAAAAGATCTTAAAAAACTTGATTGGTACTGCATTACTGATCCTGGCTCCACTACTTGTTTTGCCGTTCTTTTTGCTGCTATCAATCCTTATACTAAACAGGTGTATCTTCTTGATGAGCTTTACGAAACTTCGCAGGAAAATACGTCTGTCCGACAAATATACCCCCGAATAAAAGCTAAAATGAAAGAATTGAATCCTCATATAGAGGTAGAGGATTGGTATAAAGTATATGATGAAGCAGCCGCCTGGTTTGCTACAGAGCTTATGGGTCAATTTGGAGACTACTTTATGCCCACAGCAAAGCATCTACATAAAAAAGAAAATGGGTTGTCACTATGTAAAGATCAAATGCTATATAAAGCCATTACCTTTACAGACCGCATGGAAAAGTTAAAGTGGGAAGTACAACAATATGTTAGAACAGATAAAGGAGACATTCCTAAGAAAAACGACCACTTAATTGACTGTTGGCGTTATCTAAATGCAGCAGCTAATTACGATATGAATGAAGTTATAGAAAGAAAAAAGAATAAGGACGATAGAGATAGAGGAATGAGGTCTATCGACAGAGATATTAACGAATTTGGCAAGGATAAAGATTGGACATGGAATCTTATACCTTGGGAGGACTAAACTATGGATATTATTCAAATTTCAATTATTTTATCAATTATTTCTTGCATTTTAACAGCAATTCTGTTACCTTTTACGCTGTATGCTCTGATTTTGGTGAAAAGTTTAGAAAAACAAACACACACCGTACAATTTATGCCAGTGGACGAAGCTGTAAGAGAAGGCTTTGGGGAAACTGATAAAGTCTTTGAAGAAATAAATCAAGAGCAACAAGATGAAAATGAAGAAATCTACCGTATGGTATAGGAGCATAAATGAGCAGTTTTTTCGATGATTTAAGCGAAGATAGACCAGATAAGTTAAATATAAAGCCATTTCATGCTATCAAAAAAGATGACAAAAAAGAAGTATTAGATTGGTGTAAGAGTGTAATAGAATCTCTTCAAAAGCAAGCAGTATCCAGAAACGCTAAAATGCGTAGAAATCTCGAAACATATCGTGGAGCTAGTCCGTACGTTAATCGTACATCTATTCGGAGATCAGAGCGACAATTTCTTAATAGAACTGACAAGTTCATCGTAAATCATCTTCACGATATGACAGAGACTCGTATTTCGCAGTTATCTAGGCTAAAACCTGCTGTAAATGTATTACCTACAAATGATGAGTATGAAGATAGAAATGCAGCAAAAGCTGTTAAATATCTTATTGACCATTTGTGGTATATAAACAATGTAGATGAGCTAAGACAAAAAATGCTACGTAATGCTTTTGTATTTGGCGAGTCTTATTGTTTTGTTACATGGAATCCTGACAAAGGCGACTTACACCCTATGTACGTACAAGCCAGAGATCTAGGACTACCTTTACCTTTACTGGATGAAAATGCAAACCCTATTTTTGATGAAAATGGAGAGCCTGTAATTTTTGATCCTGACACACCAATTCATGTTGGAGATGTAGAGTACAAGATAGAGGTTCCTTGGAGAGTACATTTACAACGACAAAAAGATTTTAGAGATGTAGAATACTGTTTTAGAACAAACGTAGTACCTACAGAAACACTAAAAAAAGAATATCCTGAAATAGGAGATAAGTTAAAAAGTAGTGTAAATGTAAAAGCTTTCGATACAGATGATTTAACTGAGCATCTACTAGAACAAGAAACTGTAGTGTATGAGTTTTTTCACAAAAAGACAAAACACTGTAAAGAAGGTTATTACGTTAAATTTACTGATAATGCAGTTCTAGAAATGGATTTTTTACAGTTTAGTCATGGTCAATTACCATTAATTAGATTTACAGATATGGATATTCCTGAGCAGTTAAATGGTGTATCTCAATATGAAATGGTTAGACCTATTCAAACCATGCACGACAATCTATCTACACTATTAGCTAAAAACATTTATCTTATGGGACATGCTAAATGGGTAATGCCTAGAGGCGCATGTAAAATAGAATCACTAGGAAATGATAATACTATTGTTCAATATCAAGGTCCAGTACCTCCAACTATGTTACAAACTCAGCCTAATCCTCCAGAAGCATACAGTTTTAGGAATCAGTTAAGAGAAGAAATGGGTCAAATATACGGTATTCAAGGTGTATCTAGAGGACAACCTCCTAAAGGTATTACAGCAGCCGTAGCCTTACAATTCCTTAACGAGCAAGAACAAGAACGTAACAGTACATCAGTTATTAAGCATAATGATATGATTAAAGATCTAGCTAGAATGACAATAGCTGTAGCAGGTGATTACTACGAAATTGACGATGGACGTATGTTACGTATCGTAGGTAAAAATAATAAATTTGCAATTAGACATTTTGATACAGCTAATCTAAGTAAAAACTACGATATTAGATTAGAACTAGGTACAGGATTACCTGAGTCAAAAGCTGGTAAAATACAGCGTATTGTAGAAATCATGCAAATGAAACCAGATCTACTATCAAACGAGAGATGGATTGATTTATTAGATTTAGGAGATTCAGAAAAAGCAAACTCTTTAGTAACTGTTTCTGTAAGAGCTGCTGAATCTGAGAACGAAGATATATTAGCAGGAAGACCTGTAGCAGATCCCGAAGAGTTTGAGGATCACATTCTACACTGGAAGGTACATACAAGAGCTATGCAAGAGCGTACTTTTAAAGAAGAATGTCCACCAGAGCTTAGAGAAGAAATGTTACAGCACATAGCTATACATGAATTTTTAATGATTGAAAGAGCGAAAATGAACCCTGGTTTTGAAGCGAAACTAGCGGAACTACCTAACTTTCCGGTCTTTCCAAATGGATATGTACCAAAATCATTAGAACAGCAAAGATTAATTGTTCAAGGACAAGCTAATCAAGGACTACCAGTAACAGGAATGATACCTGGAGAAGATAAATCAGAACTAGAAAAGGGAGAAGAAAATGAGTGAGGAAATGAGAAATTTAGATCAAGAGATCATTGAGGATGCATCATCAGACACTATTAATGAAAGTGATGCTGCTAGTTTATCTTTTGATGACTTAGATGAACTAACACAAGGAGCACCTTCTGAAGAAAGTAATGAAGAGGCAAAGGCAGAGGAAAACGAACTATCAAGTGAAGCTGAAAGTAACGGAGAAGAGGATGAAGCTTCAGAAGAAACGCTTGAAGAGGAAATTAAAAAACTCATTGCGAAATATGGTGACCAGGAGACAGAAATTGCTGCAAACGCCTTATTTAAGCACAAAGTTGATGGAGAAGAAGTAGAAGTAGAGCTGCAAGAGTTATTAAACAATTATAGTGGAAAAGTATCGTACGATAAAAAGTTTCAAGAATTTTCTAATCAAAAGAAAGATTTTGATGACTATAAAAATCAATATGATAATGAAATAAAGCAAATCAATGGATACATAAATGATTTTGCTAAAAAGATAAAAGATAATGATGCAATGGGAGCTTTAGAATATTTTGCGCAGTTTGCTGGAATGAAGCCGTACGAGTTTAGACGGGAACTTCTTAACCAAATAACGCCTGAAATAAGTCGAAGAGCAAATTTAAGCCCAGAGCAAATACAAGCAGAAGACTTAGCTATGCAAAATGAGTATCTTCTGCAACAACAAGAGTCTGCGCAGAAACAATCCCAGACCCAGCAAGCCCAAAAGGAACTGGAAATGGAAATTGCTAATGTTCAGGAAGCTCATGGTATGTCAGATGAAGCTTTTAATGAAGCCTACCAAGATTTGTTGGACTCTGATTACGAAGGAACGATAACGCCTCAGTCTGTAGCTGATTACTATGTACACAGCCAGGCTTTCTCCATGGCAGATTCGATTCTTGAAGAGATCAGTCCAGTTCTTGCCGAACAAGAGCAAATTGTTGAAAGCCTTCAAAAGGTGATTGTGGAGAATCCATCTTTTGATAACGATGATTTGAAGGAGATCGTGGAAGAGGTCTATGGAGATTTTTTAAAAGAAACATCTAAGTCTGTTTCTAAAAAGGTTGCACCTAAGAAGAAACAAAATGTACAACAGTCTCAACCAGTATCGTCAGATATTTTAGATTGGGACGATTTATAAACTTAATTTAACCAAAGGAGTTAAAAATGGCTGAAAGTAAATTTAACTTACAAGATGTCAACGCTCTATTTAAGATTAAGTACGAAAAGCTTTCTGAGAATGTATATAACTCAGCCAACGTACTTTTAGGGCGAGTAAAAAAATCTTACAATTTTACAGGTAGAAAACTACAGATCACAGTTCCACAATCTTTTAGTGGTGGTGTTGGTTCAGGTTCTCTTCCAAAAGCAAACGCAGCGAAGTATGCAGCAGCAGAAATAGAAGCTAAAAAAGTTTACGCAGTAGTTGATATTGATCGTGAAACTATTAAAGCTTCTATGTCTTCTGAAGGTGCTTTCGTTCAAGCTACAAAAGAAGTTGTTAAAAAAGGTGTTGAGTCTTTCATGAGAAACATGTCTCGTATCCTTTTTAATGATGGATCTGGAGAACTAGGTAATATAGCCGATCTTTCTACTGATGTATCTGGAGACGGCTTAACAGAAGATACTGCGTATGTAATTGATATCGAGGATATGAAAGAAGCTAACTTTGAAGAAAAAGATCTAGTTCAAATTGGAGCTGAAACAACTGATCCACTAGAAATTGTTAAAGTTGATCCAGATAATTCTCGAATTGAGTTAGTAGGTGCTTCTGCATTATTAGCTGGAGGAACTGGTACTGATGTTAAAATTCACATGCAAGGTTCTAGAGGAAATGATCCTGATGGACTAAAAGGTGTTATTCAAAAGTCTGACGGGCGTACAAAATCTTATGAAATTGATCACGGTAGAAGATGGGAATCTGTAGTAGTTGATCAAAAAGCACTTAACTCAGGTGTAGCTCAAGATCTTACAACTGACATGCTTAATGAAGTTATGTTAAAAGTTAAGAAAAAGTGTGGTAAGTCACCTAACTTAATTGTATGTTCTTACAAGCAATATGAATTACTTCTTAACTTGCTTGAAAGTACAAAACAATTTACAGTTCCTACAAGAGCTAATCTAAAGTCAAAATCTGGTGCTGACATCAGTTTTTCTGGGATTGAGTTCATGTCAATTGACGGAGCTGTAGGTATTTTCCCTGAGCGTTTCGTTGAAGACGACACAATCTACTTCCTAAACGATAACCATATTCACATTCACCACAGACCTGACTTCGGTTGGTTTGACGATGATGGAACTGTTTTCCTACGTAAAGCAGGAGAAGATGAGTATGAGGCTCGTTACGGTGGTTATTTAGAAATCTACATCAACCCTGTATTCCACGGTTGTTTAAAAGGTTTGACAATAGCATAACCTAAAAGAGCGTATTCCTCCCTGACGCTCTCCCCCAGGCTGGTCAAAATGGTCTGGGGGTTTTTAGGGAGTTTATATAAATTAAGAAATAATCATTATAGGAGATATAATGTCATCAGATAATAAAAAAATATTCACTACGCAAGTATCATCTAAGGGAGCTGGAGTTGACGTAACATCTGACGTAATAGCTATGCCTAATGATACTTCAGAGCATGTACTTACAGTAAAGACAGATGCTTCGTGTGTAGGTGATGTAGATGTAGAACTGGAAATGTCTCCTGATGGGACAAACTGGTGTCCGGCTACAACACGTACAGTATCAGCAACAGCTACGCAGCTAGAGCCTAAGATAGGAAACGAAGAATATGTTAAACTTACTCCTGATGCAGGCGAGTTTAAAAATAAGCATGCCAGAGGCGGTCTTAACTTTGATGTAAACGGAGCAGTTGTTACTCCAGATGGATCAGGGGCTAGAGACTTAATGCATCAGCATATTGAAGTAAACAAATCATTTAATTACAGTCAGTGGTTTAAAACAAGTGAAGCACCGACTACTACATATAAGCCTGTTCTATTTAGACATGGCGGATACGATAACTTTGAAAACGCAAAAGTAATAGAGACAGACGCAACGTCTAACACGCAAAATTTATGTGAGCCTGTATCAACATCTATGTCTAATAATTACTATTTAGCAGAAACAACTGCTAATAATACTGATTTTTACTTTTACTCCAGCGATATACAACTTACAAGTAATACAAAATGGTGCATATCTTTTTGGATGAAGTCTAGTATATTTGCTTCAACAACATCGGGGTCTTACGGAAATAGAATTTTTGGAAATTTCGGTGGATCAAGCGCAGGATTTCAAATAAGAAAAAAAAGTGGTACTACTGATGTATGGCAATTGTTTTTTAATGGTAATGGTGGTACTTATTTGGTTGCCGATTATACAATTCCATCTCAACATAACGCAAATAACACTTGGGTACACGTTCTCATTAATTATAGTTATGATAGTGCTGCTAATAGTGGAGCTATAAGTGATAGCATTTATCTTGCCTCCATGGATTTATACATTAACGGTACCGTATGTGCTAAGGCTGATAACACTGGGTACTCAAGTACAACTCATGCTACAACTTTAGTTAGTCATGGAATAAACAATGGTACATGGGCTAACACACCAAATATAGTAGAAGCCTATGATGAATTAGCTTATTGGGATGGAACTAGTTTGACAACATCGGAAATTGCTAAAGTTTATAATTCTGGTACCCCAGAGGATTTACAAAACACCACAGGACTAACGGCTCCGGATCATTGGTGGAGACATGAAGATAGTAGTAACTTAAATTATGATACAATCGCAGGTGCAAATAGTGGTGTTTTAGGTGGAGCCACACAAACGGCTATAACCAGTAGTGATTCTATTGCCCCTGTTACCACAGGTGCTTTAGCTAATCTATTTACTACTAGCTCAAATCTTTCAATATCAGGCTGGTTTAAAACTACTGATACAGGCACTCTATTTAGTAATACAGGGGGAGCCGCAGCTAGTGGAATGACGTGCGAAGTAACGGCTACTAACATAGGCATATCTTTTAAAGACGGATCTCCTTCCCCTATAGTAGCTGTAAAAGATGTAAATGATGGAGAATGGCATCACCTAGTAGTAACTAAAAATGATGCTGGTACAAATGAATTTAAAATATATGTAGATGGAGTTCTTTATATAACTTCTGCTGCTACAGGCTTAACTGATGCAGATTTAAAAGGATCTAACGGATTTACGTTATTAAGTGATGGACAAAATAATGCTCATGCTACAAGCCCAGCCGTTACAGATAGTTCAAAATTAAACTCTGCTATATCTAATTGGAGTGTTCACTCAGAAGTATTGAGCGCAAATGCAGTAAAACAACTTTATAGTAACGGACATGTTCGTAATATAAAGAATCTTCCAGATTTAACAGCAAGTTCTATTGAAGCTTGGTGGCAATTAGCAGATACTACAAATCCTCAAAATGATTTAATAGGAACTAATCATTTGCAATATCAAGACGGAGCTTCTCAAACACTGTTATCACAACAAGTAAATGCAGACGGAGCAACACTTGTAGAAGATAGTATAAATGGTAATGCAATGACACTATCTCTTACCAAATCATTTAACTTTACAACAAATGAGTGGGTATCTACAGCAGATCAAGATACAGCACTATGCCTCTCATTTAACGGATTTGAAGAACAAGCCGAGCACGTAGCTCTATGGAAATGTTCTCAAACTATTGGTGGGTCTACTATAGATATTTGTGATGGAGGCTGGCATAATGTTGTTCTGTCATATAGAGGTAATAATGATTTGGCAGGAGATAACGTATCTGAAGGAGATGCTGTAAAGTTCGGTCCAGGTCCAGCAAATAATTTACCTTTTAACTGGGCAATATCTTATGATGGACAGCCTTTAACAGCTATCAAAGATGGATCTGGAGCTGATTATATTGATGGATTAGGCACTACACTAACTGATACATATAGCTCTACAACCTACAATGTAGGATTTAACATTTACAATAGACATCTCAGATATGAGACTTCTAATACAGAAGAAGAATATAAGCCACATGCTCAATTTTCAGCAGGTATTCATGAAGTTGTAGGTGTTGACAATAATAATGCTTTTCAGGGATCTGTTGATGAAACCTCTTTTCACAGCGATTGCTGGTGGGTAGATCAGGCAGGTACATCAATTATTACTAACACATTTAACCAAGAAAAACCGGCTACAATATATGGTAACACAACAGCTCTTTCAGATAGAGGGGCTGGAACCGCTTATCCTGTAGGTGTTCCTTATCCTCTAAAAGATCCTAGTGAGATCGGGGCAAGTGCTGGTAGTAATCAATATATTAACCCTGCTCCTAAGGATGTTTCTACAAATCCTAACGGAGGACTAGAAGGCTGGTGGAGATGGGGAGATACTCCAGGTGACTGTTCTGTTACAATCAACGATGTTAGAGATCATGAAGCAAGTATAAATGCTAGAGATATTGATGCATTTGGTATTGTTACTGCGGATAGGGTAGATATGTCTACTGCTACAGAATCTATATATAATCAAACTATAAGTGGATCTAGTGTAGGAAACATAGTAATAACTTTTCCTCAAGTTGTAGTATCAGGTATTCAAGCAGGTATATGTAATTTAAAACAAATGACATCTCCAATATTAAAATATTTAAGAGTAAAGTTTACTGGAGCCGGATCTTGTGATTTAGGTGAGTCCAGTACACAAGCTCAAATTAACTTTAGAGTAAAGGAATAATATGGCAGCTAATTATAGAAGTATGTTACTAAGTGGACTTACTATTAGTACCACAACCACAGGGCTAGTTGACGCAGATGGTAACGCCATTGCAGAAGCAAATATTATAGGATCTGGCAATTATGCATATAGTCCTACAATGACTTTGAATGGAGATACAGATGATTATGTGTTGACAGCTATCTGTGATGGGTGTACAATAGAAATCTCACTAGAAATGAGTCCAGATGGCATAAATTGGTGTCCTTGCGTATTAAGCGGTGGATCTAATTGTGAGTTTGAATGTACAGCCGCAGTAGGAGATTGTACTACTCAGGTCATAGATGTTGCCCTATTACCGTTTGTCAGAATAAAACTAGGTAATGCTGGATCTTCAGGAGGAACTTGCTCAGTAGGTCTTTACCACACTCTAGAAGAGCAAGCTGACTCAGGTTCAGTAACATCTGGAAAAGCTGATGATACAATTGAACAAGAAATAACTTATGGAGAAGCTACTCCACAACAAAACCAAAAAGTAACGTAAGGAGCATAAATGATTGCAATAAACTCAGAAAATTTTTTAGACGCTACAGTAACAGCAGATTCCATATCTAAAACAGTAAAATTACCTTTAAAAGCTAAGGGACTTGTATTTGAAGTAAATGGAACGGGTGAATTTAGTGTTAGAATTGAAACTAGTCCAGACGGAAGTAACTGGTACGCTATTAATGAATTAGATCCTTTTTCAGTAGATACTATGCAATCTTTATCTGATACTATTAATATTTTTAAATATGTTAGAGCCAAAATAGATATTGGATCTAGCGGATCTGTAACAATATGTAGAGTGCACCACACAACATTTGTTAAGTAGGAGAAAATATGCCAATAACTATTAAGAATAATCCAGAAGACGCAGGTGGTGTAAATAATTGTATTGTTATTACTATTCCTGCCAGAGGTGAAACAGGCTGGGCAGACCTTGTAAGAGCTGCTTTTAAAAAAATAAGTCAGCACGACCATACAGGAAATGAAAACGGTACTCAGTTAGGCGTAGCTTCTCTAGAAGATGGGGCAGTTACAAAAGCTAAAATTAATGCTAACGTAGCTGGCGAAGGGTTAACAAAAGATGCTACTAGCGGAGCCTTAAACGTAAAAATAGATGACGTTACTATTGAAAGAGATGCTCCTACAAATACTTTAAGATTAAAAGATGACGGAGTTTCTGCTGCAAAACTTAATGCAGACGTAGCTGGATTAGGCTTAGTTCAAAATGGTACAGATGAATCTTTAGAAGTTAATGTAGATGATTCTACTATTGAAATTGATACAGATATTGTAAGAGTAAAAGATTTAGGCATAATTACTGCTAAGTTAGCAGATGCAGCTATTACCACAGCTAAATTATTTAATGGCAGTGTTACTACAGACAAAATAGCAGATGACGCTGTAACGGCTGCAAAGATACCTTTTATAAGTGATACTGTAG